AATATATAAACTTTTTTTAAACAATCCTAATTAATAAATAAAATATTCTCCTTTGTTAGGATTCTCTAATTGGTCTGTTAGTACATACCTAGCTGCATCTATACAGTCAGGATGTTCTCCTGTTGGTTTTTGTAAAGTGTTTCCTTCTTTATCTTTTGCCCATACATATCCTTGTAGTTCTCTTTTTAAGTTTTTGCTTCTTGCTGTAACGTATATTTCGTTTTGATTGATGAGGTTAATTCCATATACTACTGAATCTCTTCCTTTGCTTACTCCATAGATAGAGTGTCCATATCCTTGTAACTCTGCTATTGATTTTGGTTCTGCTGAATCAGCTACGATGTTTTCTTTTATATCTTGCTGTGATATGAACCTACTTATATCTCTGTTTAACATTCCTTTCTTGTAAAGAACCTCATCGTATATATAAGCATCATTCCATTTATAAAGTCCTATTAATGTAGTAGGGTCAACCGAATAACCAAAGTCCATTCCATAAGCCATTAGCCTTGCATCTTCAGGTATTTTATCTATCTCTTTCCAATCGGGAATACATACACCTTCTAAACTACCCTGTTCTCCTAATCCATATACCTTCCACCAATTAGCCCAATAGGTTGAGGTCTTTGCTTTCTCTTTTGCCTTTTCTATTTCTCTTACTATAGATTCAGGTAATGCATCGTTGTCTTTATAAGTTAATGTGATGTAATCAGTATCAGGTTGACTTATCAACTCCTTGTCTACCCAAAACAAATTAGATGGATTATAGTCTAACCATATTGTCCCACTTGTTCTAGTTGCTAATTGTGTGTAAGCATCAAAAGGTACATTGTTACACTCGTTAATATATAAGTCTGTTCTTCTTGCACCTCTTAGTTTATCAGGTTGGTCAGTTGAAAAGAACTCAATATAACTACCATTAGTAAAGGTGTATTTTAAGGTACTCTTATTGTACTGACTATCGTTATACCTATTAAGACCCTTTAAGATAGCTAAGAAGTCCTTTAAAGCACCTCTACGTAGGTGTGGTACACTTTCACTTACTACACTTATTTCTTTTCCTGCATTTCTTATAGCGTAGTTAATCAACAAACAAAGTATTGATACAGTCTTAGAAGCTGAAGTCCCACCTTTTACAATGCGGATTCTACTTTGTAATTCCTTTAATCTGTGAAAGGCTATTGTTTTCTTTACCCTCATATAGGTTAGAGAATAGGGTTTTAGTTATCCCTAATCCTCCATAAACAATGGTAAATCCTCGTTGATAGTAATATCTTTAGTTTCTTTTGGTTTACCTAGATAGTAGTTTAGGTACAATGTTACCCATTTAATATCTCCTGATTTAACACCTTCTGCTAATGCAGCTAAAGCATCATCTTCTAAAGGAGATAATCTTTCTACAAGTTTTATTTCTTCGCTTTTAGGTTTTCTTCCTGCGAATCCTTTTGTAGAATGTCCACCGTTGTTTTTTCTACCATCCATAATTAAAATAGATTAATTAATTAAATATACAATAAGATTTTTAGTAAAGTGTTAATTTATAAAACCATACTTCTGATAGAACTTTTCTCTACGGGCGTGCTTATCTGTTATATCTGCTAAGGCTTTTCGTAGGTCGTTTATTATCTCATTTTGTTCTTTTACCTGTTCTTTAAGCTGAACATATTTAAGTACAATAGATTCATCTAATTTTATGATATTATCTTTTTCATCTTCAAAGTTTCTTATTTTGTTACGCAGGATACGCAAGTTGTTTTTTATTCTATTGTCTTGTTCTATCCAATTATTTAAAGACCTTATACCGTGTAATACAGAAGCGTGGTCTCTATTAACTTGTTGTCCTATTTGTTCTAAACTCAACTTTGTAAATTCTCTGCATAGCTTATAAAATATTGCGCGTGCTTCTACATAGTTTCTTTTTCTTGTGTTTCTTTTTAGGTTTAGTTCAAAATAGTTATCTACTATTTCTTTAATCATTTCTTTGTTCATCTTCTAATTTATTTATTATATCTTTTATTGTCATATATCCTGATTCGTGTATTGCTTTTAGTATTCCTGCACACGCTTCATATTCCTCTGCTGATTCGTATAGTTCAATAGCTTTTTCCAATTCTTGCAAACCTCTTCCGTTTGCTATATCCACTAAAGCAAGTAAGTAAAATTCTTCTATTAATTCTTTATTCATTTTTTACAAAAGTGCCATTAACCATTTTGCCTGTTCTATTTATAATAACATCATAAGCACTTTTAATACAATCTTCTATTTTTAAATTTTCAAGCTCAGCTAAATTAGTTAATACAACAACACAATCGCCTATAGCATCAATTATTTCTTCTTTATCTTTTTTTAATAAAGCTTTAGCTAATTCCCCTGCTTCTTCTTGTAATTTAATATATTGTGTTTTGCTATCCCCTTTATCTAATATGCCTTTTTCTTTAGCCCATTTTCGTATTAATTCAAAATCAGTATATTTTTTTTGAGACTCTACATAATTAAATAAAGTTTGATTATATATATACATACCAAAATTAGCATATTGACTTTTGTGTAGTTTTCTTTTAATAAATTCTAATACATCTTTATTAATTTCAATTTTACCAAAATCAGGTAAATTAAGCATTTTTAATCCTGAGTGATGTTTATCAAAATCTTCTTTATTAAAAACTTTTGCAAAAGTTGTTGTTTCATTGGTTATATGTATTTTTTCCATTGTATTAAAATTTAATTGATTGTATGGAACTCTATCCCGTTTATATCCGTATTTATCTTGTAATTCAATTTCTTTATTTGAAGCATCATTAATATCTGTAGTTTTATATAATATTTCATATTCATTTACTCCTTGTTCTTTAAGCCTTTCTTTTATTCTATGTGTACACCCAATTTTATTTGTTCTTAGTATTCTGTATACATAATAAGTTGTCATATAGCTAAAGGTGCTTTAATTAATTTATTTGATTTATAATTATCTAAATAATAATTATTATAATTTCCTTTTAATTGAGGTAATTCATAAGTATTACTTTCTAAATATAAATTAACTTGCTCAATATGATTAATATAAATATGTGCATCAGCTAAATTTAAACCTAATTGACTTGGAATTAAATCACATTGTTTAGATATTTCAATTAAAAATAAAGCTCCAAAAATTATATCATAAGGTAAACCTAAAAATAAATCTGAACTTCTAAAGTGCATTACTAAATTTAATTTGTTATTATTTCTTACAAAATTAAGTTGCGTATAACAACAAGGCAAGGCTTGCTCTTCCAAATCAGATGGATTCCACAAAGTAATAATAGCCCGACGTGTATTATTTTTAATTTCATTAATACAATATTTAATTTGATTTATAGAATTATTATAATTTTTAACTTGATAACCATACACTTTGCCAAGCTGACCATTGATTGCAAATTCATTCCACCAATTTATATTATTATCTTGTAAATATTTTAAATCGGTGCGACCTTCGTATATCCATTTAAATTCTGCTAAAGCTTTTTTAAAATATATTTTTTTGCCTGTTAATATTGGAAAGCCTTCGTTTAATTTAATATTAATACTTTGATTAAATAATTTTAAAGTATTTATATTTGTACGGTTTTTATTTTCTTCGCCATATTGCAAAACTCTTAATAATAAATCCTTATATGTTTGTTCAAATTTATTCATTGTTTTTAAAATTATTTAATGCAGCTATATAGCCAACTGCGTCTAATAGAGTATCTTCTTTTAAATTATATGCCATTCTGCTTATTTTTAAAGCAATCATACATTTATAAAAATCTTCTGTTGTAATTTTTTTATTACATAATTCAGATGCTACTATTGCAGCTTTTTTCATTGATTCTTTAAATGGACCATATTCTCTTTCTTTTTCTTCAGAACGAAGATTAATTATTTTATTAGCTTCTTCTAATATATTCATAATACCCCTCTCATTACATATTGGTCTAAATCGTTTTCTTCTTGAAAGAAGTACTTATAGTTATCTACTGCTTGTCTGAATTTCTGTTCGCCTCTTGCTAAAAACTCATTACTTACATCAAAGATACCTATATCTGTACTTGCTTTATCAATTACTAAAAAGGTAAACTTATCCTTCTTAAACAATTTAAGATACAGCCACGCTTGAAGGTCGTAAGAATACTTATCACACGAATAACGAAATGAATTTAGGTCTTGACTTGTTTTCAGGTCAATGATTGTGTTTCCTTGTATAATATCCGCTTTACCTCTAAATGCTAATCCTTCTATCATTTCTATTGCAGGAACTTCAAACTCTGATTTAGTTA